CCTTGGACTTAGTACTACCTGTTATCATAGCCATGTATCTTTCAAACGCATCCTCGTCTTCAACATCCTTAGCACCAGTGAATGCTCCAAATCTCTCACGCCAATTAGCAGATGATTCAGCCATGCTATTTAAGTTCCAAGTATTTGCGGCGTCAACCCTACTAATTAATTCCTGGTAATAAGCCTGATTTAATGCAGCTTTAAATGCATTAGTAGCATTTACATTGGCGGCCATCACTCTCTGGAAATCATCTATAACTCTTGTGGCTATAGGCATAGCAACATTCATAATTGCGCTCATCACTGATTCTTCTGCCATGGTGCTATTTACTACACCACGTGCAGCCATAGCCTGGAGAGCTCTAGTCCTTGCCTGCTTAAATAATGGATTGTTCTTATTTAACACACTACCTAGCATGTTCCTTAGATCCATCTCATCAGTAAGGGTTTGCAGCATTGGTGTTTGATCTGGCTGGAGTATTGTATTTAAGCTTGGACTCCCCTTACCATTTCCACCAACTGATTCTCCAGTGCTCTTTAATACGCAATGTGGATAAGTGCCTGTATACTCTTCGCCATGTGTATCTTCACATCTTGTATGGCATATTCCCTTATGCATAACACCTTCACACTTGTTTTCACCAGGACCCGGATCTTTATCCTTTGGCTTTTCTGTGGGGTATCCCGAGGGCTCATCTTGTACCCGTCTACAGATTCCCCCAATTCTTTTTTGTCCACGAGGGCATGCATCGCCCCCTCCTTGATCTTTATCCTTTGGCTTTGACGTTGATAATGGAGGATGTATATCTCTGGGGTATCCCGAGGGCTTTGGAGAGGGCTTTGGCTTTGTTTGAGGTACTTGAGTATGCGAAACACCTGGAATAGTATATACACTAGCTCCACCTCCAGGAGTTCCTACCTTTTGCTTAGGAGTCCATCCTTCTTTCTTTCGTTTGTTATACCTATTCAATGAATCTAGGTTTGATTTTGCAAGTGTTGGATCTCTCCACCTAGACTGAGGACTAGAATCTCCAAATCCACTATCATCATAACTTGGTATGCCTTCAGGACCTACCTGATCTTTACCAGTCTGCATTAGAGCATACTTCTTTAGAAGGCCTCTCTCTGGTGCAGTAATATATGCTAATGTAGTTGGTGAGCTTGTGGGTTTTCTGCCCCTAAAATTTCTAGGTACTGTTACCCATTCGCTTCCTAAATCACTTGCTCCATATTTTCTAGCCATACCCTATCTCCTAATTCCTCTAGACGAGTAATCCACATACGCCCCTTGAAGCGTTATTGGTTTATCGTATGTAGAACTATTTGCAATAATTAATCCCATATTTGTACCTATACCGTTTATCTTTACACGCTGTGATGCAACCACCGTAACCCCTGTACTGCTGTTACTTATATCATCCTGGTTCCATTGGTCAGCAGTCACAGTAACATCATAGCTACTTGAAACTGGCGATGACGGTGGAGTAAACGTACCACCAAAGTCATAGTCAGGCGTAACTGTTAAAGTAGTTGAGGTATCCGCATTCATCTCCAGGTTTAATTCTCTAAACCTCTTTCTTTTTCCTGGTGAATCGTAATGATAGTACGCCGTTCTAATAAAGGAAGCTACTTCACTGCCATCAAAATTATTCCCAGAATCTAATCTCCTTACATAGCCGTCATCAAAACCACCGTATAAGACCTCGAATCCATTCGCGTCCTCTACTGATGCTAGGCATGTAACTTGATCTGCCATAGTAAATGGCATTATACCCTGGTTCTTCTTATTAATAAAGGTCATAGCAAGACCAGTCTTATCATTAAAGAATATTCTATATTGGTTTTTACCTCTAACCTTCATAGACCCTACTGTGTTCTCTTTCTGGGATTGTATATATGGATCAATCTTATCAGATGATACAGCAGATTGGAAATCTCCAAAGTACTGTACCGTAAACAGGGATGTCAGCCCTCTGTCATCTAGAAAAAATGTCTGGTCCATCTTCTGTAGTGTATATGCTATAGCGCCTGCACCAGCATGGAACTGTCTAAGATCCCAGTCCGCTGACGAAGTACCATATAGCATATACGCGTTGTTTCTCGTAAAGATTGACATCACGTTGTTAACTTCTGTGGAGAACCCGCTTACATTATCACCTACATTAAGTTCTGCTGCCCCAGTTATAACGCTCCATTGATTTGGATAGGCTATACTAGAATGTTGAATAGATCCATTTGGGTATGAATAGAATAGATGTAATTGATGGGCTGCTATATGCTCTGGTGTATCTACTTCCATCCCTGTTGGATGCTTTATGAATACAGTACCATCCCAAGAGAATCCTTTATCTACAGTATTAACTCCATACATAGTAATACCGGCAGTTTCTCCTCTGAAATTATAAGTAACAAACTCATATAATCCACCAGGATTTAATGTCTGCTCATACTGGGTTCCGTCTGCCTTGGCTACTGTAACAGCAGTTGGTTCAGATGCTCCATTAACCAAAGCATGCTGAACACCATTTATATTTATAGCTTCGTTATTTGTCCAAGTTCCTGAATTATCTTTAATAGACAGATAGCCAACTACATCAGAGTCCGTCCACTCACCGCTAGAAACCCTAACACTAGTTACGATAGCAGTCTTACCAGAAGATGCTCCAGTAATTGTATCTCCGTCACTTATCTCTATCGAACCAGTATCAAATGCAAGCAATGGCATAGTTAGATTTTCACCGTCAACAAATGTTCCAGTAATATTGGTCAACACCATAGTACCTGATGCACCTGTCTCCCACAATCCATTATACGCAATTCCAGCTAAATCTCCTTGGGCTCCTCCAGCTCCTACTATAGTAGTTGGTGTGCCAGTATCTCCAGGTGTTGGTTCACCAGCAGTAGTAGTACCATCAAAATTTAAAGCAGTTCCTAGGCCTACCTCAGACCATCCAGTTGACGTGCTCTTATACATTCCAGCAGTAACTGATCCAGACTTATTTCTAAATGCATAGGCATCTCCACTATATACCCATATTCCTAGAACATCACCCTCTCCTGGAACAACATCAATAATTGCTCTTTGATCCTCTTGGGCTGCTTGTAGTTCAGAAACTAGAGATGCATCTACCGTGGCATCCCTTAATACGGGAGGACCATATGCAAGGCCAGTGGCAACAATGCCCATTATCCAACTCTAAAAACCGACATCTGGCCGTAATGCATTTGAAAATTCTCAGAATTACTTCCATGACCATTCTTAACCTGAGCAAGAACGTCTGTATAAGTAGTGTGACCAGTAGTGTCAATAATTCCAGAAGCCGATACCATGTTCTCCAAGGTAGCAACCACTCTTTGAACAGCAGCATCATAACCGGGGTAGACAACGGAACCACCAGTATCCTGAGTTGCGATTCTGAATGTCCATATCACGGTATCGGTGCTGGTTTGTGCAAAACTTATACCAAGATTAACCATAAAGAACCCTTTGTCATATATCCTGATCCTATCGTTTGCAAAATCAGCATCGGTTCCTACGGTTGTTGCAGCCACAGTTCCTGTATCATCAGACCCATTAGCCCCAACTGAATCAGCATTCCAATCTATTGTTGCAGTCGCTAACGATGCTACTGCCTGACTTGCTGGTGTTCCCGCTGGTGAATATATAGTTCCATATCCGCCCATGCCTGACTCTGTAAATTGCCTGACCATCTGAGCGGTAATAGCACCAGTCGTATTATTGGCGAAACTAGTTCCAGTTAAAACCGCCCTCGTTTTTCTTAATGCTGTTGGTGTTCCCATTAGCCGTACTCCACATTGAATGCGCTTCCAAAAGCGCTGTCTTTATTTAGAAAAAACATAGTTTCTCCATCCTCCAGTGTTCCTGTTACTATAGTAAAATATACGTACCCTTCCGCATCCGAGGTTGAAAAAGTACCAGCCGCGTCATCTCCAGTTATATCTTCAACACTAACCTGCAATATTGAACCTACAGCACCGCTAGTCTCACCTTTTACTAAGTCTCCTTTGGAGGGTATTTGCATATCAAATGCACTACTGAAGGCGCTATCAAATACAGAATCCCTAGCTGTACCAACAGTAAAAGGTATCCTATAATAGGTAATGTCAGAGGGAAGTGTTTGTCCATCAAATCTTTCGTAGCCATCTACTCTTCTGTACCTTCCGCGTATATCAATTTCAAAATTCTTAGCCGCTACCAATTCACCAGGCTTTAAAGCTAGAGAAGGATCCACCATATTTAAACCACCCTCAAATGGAAAATATGTAGATTCTAACCTGCTCGGAGTTATCTGTCTATTGGCAAGTTTACTCATTCGGGCCTTACCACAAAGTTATACAAGTTCTGACCTGAAGAAAACCTTCTGTTCTTCTGCCTTGGCAATTGATCTGATTCCAGTTTATCTAGCAAATCTTCAAATTCAGCCAGCGCTCCTGCCATAATTTCTGGAGCATCCTCATTCTCAGCGTAGTACATCTTGGCTCTAGCAATTATAATCTTATGGAATCTAGGTGGAATTTCAGATACATTTGCATTAGCAGTAGTAGCTGGAGATATAATATCACTTAATATAATTGGTGTTCTCCAATATTCTGCAGCTACCGCAGTTGTTGCATTAGGTGTTGGATACAAATCCAGATCCCCATTGGGTCTAACAGAGAAAACTTCTGGAATATCAGAATCAACAGTACCATACTTATACATTTCTCGGTACTCATTCCATACCATATATTCCAATATCTGATAATCATCGCTAGTCTTATCCCACACAATAGAATCAAGCTTCCAATTTCCCAATGGTGGATATGCATCAGCACTCCCTGGAAATCCTGTATTAGAAGAGGTTAATGTAGCTGTTCCATTTATACACGAAATAGAACCTTCTGTCCACAGAAAATCCCAATCAAACCATCTACTTTGTATGTCTTGATCTGCTTGATTTATGTAACGAACTACAGAAGTTTCTTCTTCCGATAGACTTGCTGTTGCTGTAGTAGACGGACCTGTCCCTGGTATTCCAACATCTCTAGCCATATCTTGGCATAAAACTAAATACGTACTCATTTAAGATTTTCCAATATATCTGATACTATACTTTCTGGTTTAATATTAGAAGCACACATAGCACCCCCGGTTTCTTCGTCTCTATTACACGTCTTGAATCCCCAATGCATCTTATGGCATGGGTAACAATAATTAGGATAAAAATCCGGCTCTAATGTATTGGTATTAATCCAATGTTTAGACAGATTTTCTTTTGAAGAATGCGAAAGCATTACAATTTTATGGCAATTAAGAGTTGAGGCTGCATTGAGAACTCCAGTCTCAGGGCCAACTATAATATCACATACCTCTAAAAATGCTAAAGTCTTTCGTATAGACCATTTACCAGATTTAGTAATTACTTTCTTTTCCTTCTCCCATCCTATTTCTAATAGCTGGCACAGATCATCACCAACAGTAAT